CCCCTGATTCATACTTCTATCTAATACGCCACCCTTATTCAGTATGCTACCTAACGCACCTTTCCAGTCTTGCGGCTGTGGATTCTCATTTATTCCACCCCCACCAGGCAAGTATGACTTAGCAGTTTCCTTTACAATATTACCTAACGCATTCTTAAATCCACCACCCGCTGCTTTTTTCGCAGTATCACTTACCGCACTCTTAACGAAGCTACTTGGATTAGAAGGACCAATTCCTTTAATGGGAATCTTACCTAATCCATATGACATACCCGCGCCCAATCCACCCGACAAGAGCGCGTCTTTCCAGCTTCCACCTTCTAGCTTCTTACTCAATCCACTGGTTAATCCCCCAATAGCCATGCTAGCAAGTGGGCCTACACCGGGTATAAATGCAGCAGCTATAGGAGCTGCCTTCAGTAATCCCTTACCTAATTTGCCCCAGAAGCTCATGTCATTACCTCAAAGGGATATCTTGAATTCCGAATACGCGCATGAGATAAAGGATTAATACAACTACGACAACTACATAGATGGCTATTTTGAAGGGCTGCGGCATCGGTATGTAGGTGTTAATCAGATACAAGATGAATCCTACGAGTGCAAGAGTCAGAATTAGAGCTATCATTTGCTCCACTCCTTACGTTTCTTCGTGGATGTTTTCATTACAAACTCACGCGCAACTTCAGGACTGGGGCCTATGCCCTTATTCGATTTCATTCCATGCGCGATTGCCTGCATATATCTGTACTGTTTAGCGGACTTCGCTGGCATTACTTCCTTCTTCTACCAGCTTGAAGCAATTCATCGTGTAATGCCTGTAATTCATGCAGCCTCTGCCCAGCATAATCCGCATGTTCTGGTGTATCATACTTCCCGAAATGTTTATTAGTCTTAAACATCCATTTCGTAGCATCATCTGGAGTAGCTACAAATCCATTTATGACTTGAGGCATCAGAATTTCTTTGACTTTCCCCTTATCATCACTGTATCCACGACTGAACGAGCGCGCACTCGAATATCCACGTGGTTCTATAGGATGTGACGTAACAGTCTGATCAGGATTAGTTCGTTTCGTTCTCAGGAATAGTTCATCTGTAGGAAGATCTAATAGACCTTCACCCAATCCTACTTGTTCCAAGAATTTACGAGATGGCCCAATCTTCTCAGCCACTAACTACTCCAAGTTCTTTCTCTAATTCTGCGATCTCAGTAGCCTTCGCTCGCATTAATTCTGCTTTCTTATGATCTTCTTGCTCTAGCATCTGCTGCCTAACTCTCCAAGGCATATACTGTGGCTTTATTGGAATCTGTTCTTCCTTATCTATTACTGGAATATCAATAGAAGGGGGAGCCAATGCGCGCTGTAGAAGTTGCATACGTTCTGCATCGCTTTTATAAAGCTGCTCACGTAGTACTTCACAAACAGGGCACGCACTTGGCTCTACCCCAAAAATCTTGTACATAATTTCTTTAATCACTTCTTGAAAGCCTTCTTAGATGGCCCAATTCCCTTTTTCTTTTCAGGAGGAAGTTCTATATCTCTATCTAATAAATCAGACCAATCACCTACGTTATATGAACCCGGTCTACCGGATTCTGGAAAATCTTCTAAACCCATAACATGACCAAACTCATGTCTAAGCAATCTCATTGTATCTGCAAAAGGACCAGTAGAATCACGATAAGAATTACCCAATTTTTTAGAATTTAAGATTGTAACCGACGGTTCACTATTATTAAAAGGATTTTTCCATGTTTCACCTAAAGATGGATCATCCTCAGTACCTAATTTAGAATATCCTATTCCTATGTTACCTGCTCTTTTATAAGCATTAGGATATATTTGTGCAAACTTAGTTAATGCAGCAGTTCCAATAGGATCATCTTCATAATCAGATTTATTCTCTCCACCACCAGGATTCTGAAGTGAAAATATTGGTGGAGTATCTCTTTTTGGAATTCCATATTCTTTAGTAACATATTTACCCTTATTCAAAACTTCATCTATATCTTTAATTGCCTTGGCTCTTTCCCAAGGATAGATAGGTTTATTAGGCATTGATCATGCCTTAAACATAACAAAAAGAACATATTCACCAGTCGCTGTACCATTTACTTTGACCGGAAATAGAACTTTTCCCTCTACCTTAAGAAATTCTGCTGTTCTCTGCCAAACTAATTTAATCTGTTCCTCAGTTAACTTTATAGCGTAATATGGCTCCTGAATATCACCGAATATAAAATCTATCTTTTCGTTAAAGGCCATTACTCAACTCCCTAATGCCTATACCTACCCACAGGCTTGATTGTATCGTCTGATTCTACCTTCTGCATATTTCTATAGAACGCCGTCCAATCATGACTCGTAGACAGTTGGTTTACCAACTGATCTTGCGCTTGGATTTTCTTGAACTCTTGATTACTCTCGTCGAAGAATCCTTCTGCTGCGTCAACGAGATAACGGAGTCCATCAATCGGATCATCTCCCTCAAACTCTGCGATATCTTCCGCAGGTTTATTTCCTTTGGGTTTGTCATAAGAACATGCCTTAATTGCTTCCACAAGAATCGGACACGCATCCCTGAATATTTGCAATTTAGGGATATTCGTTTCCGGTTCTTGTGGAAGAAATGAATTCATGTACGCTTTATACTCATTCAGACCACGATTCCGATGAATCCACATCGCGTATTCTTCATTGTATGTAGGCATCTCCTGCTGATTTACGAATTTAGATTGCCACCGTAGATACTCATGGATAAGACTCTTTCCAGCCACACGAGATCCCGGTGTATTATTGGATAACTCAACAGAATATCCAAGTTCTTCCTCAATCTGCTGTTGTATCGTGTGTTCCTGACCACGCTCTTGCCCAGCAGACTTACAGAATCTGATGAGTCTCGGATTTTCCTTATCAGCGTAGACCTTGACATGAGGCGCCCATTCTGCAATCTTAGTTTTGACCCAATATTGTTCTCTGTAGATGTACACGCGCTTTGACGGACTGATTGCGGCATATCCTACCCAAGTCATTGCCGCAAATCCCCAATCTCCTACAATGATTCGCGGCCACCACTGAGGAATATCAAAAGGTTCTATTACATGTAACGCATTTTCGGGTTCGTCCTCAAACTTACGATCTCTAAATTCATCGAAGACCTGCCCCTGATAAGCGTCCCAGTCACCCAGTAATTTTGCTTTCCGCTCAGCCTCAATAGTAATGCCTTGAAGTGATTGTCTATACGTCGGGTCGATATGCCTGTTGTCCTCCAAAGTAGAATGGATATAAATTCTTTTGTTTCCACCTTTTCCAACAATTATTTTTCCACCTTTTGGGTATGGCTTAATGAATCGCTTATAGGTCCACGTATGACCAATTCCACCTGGCATTCCAGCGGCGCGCGTGATACTAGGTAATCCAGAATCTTTTGGAGCGCGATTACGCTGGAAGGTGATGTAAGTATAAATCCATTCTGTAATACTAGTAAGTTCGTCTGGGGTGTATAGACAAATTTGCATTGTGTCATATTGATGTACGTCATCTTCATTCTCACAATGTCCCAGAAATATCATTGCACCTTCATTAGTACCACCTGTACCGCCATATTGATCGGTTCGTGGGAAGGTCCAGCACATTTCGGTCTTGTTTAAGGTAGCACCAAACTTACGATATAATTCCCTACTACGAGGTATGATTGCATTTCTTAATTCTGGATATGTACGTCGCATAAACACTTGTTTAAATTTGGGATGCTCATGCCACCTGTGTACGATTCCATAAAGAAGTAATACGTAGGATTTACCGGAGCCTGCTCCACCACCGTAGAAAGCCTCTTTGACGGTAGTAGGTATAGATAAAAAAAGCTCTTGTTTTGGTTCAGGGCGCCACTCATTTGAACTAAATACTGGCTTTGAAGTATCCACTACACTGGTCCTATTCCCGGTATAGCACAACCCTGCTTTTCTTCTAGATACGCAGCGGCTCTCAATAAGAAGTATATATTATCCTTGAAAATTCCCAATCCTCGATTACAATTTCTGCAAAGAATTCCACGTACTTTAGTGGTAGTATGATCATGATCTACTGCAAGATCATCATGTGTACCACAG